CACGAGCATACTTTAGTAAGTAGTCGATACTAGCTCCTATGTCATAGGTTGGAACCATGACGTAATCGCCTTCAACATGACGTTCTGGAATATAGCCGTGATTAGGAACAGTATAAGCAACAAAGTCTTTTTCTGTTCCAGGAGCTAAGAAATCTAGTGGGAATTCAGGAGTAGCACTTTGAGCCAATTGAATGGGTTCAAAAATACCATCAAGAATATCACCACTCAACAAACCTTGACGAAGTGGAAGCTCTAGTGCTTTTGCAAATTCTGCATTAGCAGCAAGAGATACCTCTCTATTAGCAGAACCAGATTTTACCAAAAGATCGGTAAGTTCTGGTGTTGGCTTAAAAGCTTTAGTATTAACTTCTGACATAAGTGTTTCTCCCTTATTTTAAAAAATTATCGAATGTTGACTGAGACTTTGGCGTAACCATCAGCATCTACTTTGCTCAAGAATGAGCCAATTTGCACAGCGTTGGTACTTGTGGTAGAAATTAGGCCATTAGCACCAACATAAGCGCCGCTACCAGCACTTGGGGTACCATCAACCAGATTTGTAGTAACTTGACCAACACGCAATAGTGTGACTTTGCCACCAACTTGCACTTCATCTTTGTGCCAATTGATGTGCTGTCTGGTTAGATCATAATTGACTACGTCATTTAATAGAACGCCGACTGGAAGAGAACCGCTAGCAGCAGCAGCATATGCCACAACAGCAGCAGAATCATCCATTGCTACGCCTGAACCACTAGTTGTAGTGCAAACAACACCGCCCCTAGCGCCAGTTGTATTCATGAAAAATGATACATCGGTAAGTACTTCGATACGATCAGGTTTAAGAGCCATATTATTCTCCCTTATTAAGTTTTTTGCCTAGTCTAGCACATACGAATTCAACAAGTTCGGCACGGGTAGTGTCTATTGAAGAAACACTTTCTGAGCCAACAGATAAATTAACTGATTCTTCAGTTTCTACAGTATCAAGCAATTCTGGAGTAACTTCTTCATTTTCGCTAGCTACTGATTCTTCTGCTTTATAATTGTTAGTAAAAAGTGTTTTGAATGTTTCAAATGTGTCATCATCAACTTTTTCTAGCTTATCAACAGTTTCATTAGCTAATTCTTTAGCTACACCAAGGTCGATAAGAGCGGCCATTCTTTTGTTCTTTTTCTCTTTTTTCATGTCTTCAACTTCTTTGGCCTTATAAGCAGCGATAGCTTCTTTAGCTTCTTCTAGTTCTGCTAGTGCAGCTTTGTATTTTGATTCATACTCAGCTTTCATTAGAGCAACTTCTTCTGCCATTTTCATAGCTTTCTCTTCGGCCATCTTCATAGCTTTTTCTTCCGCCATTTTCATGGCTCTTTCTTCAGCCATTTTCATAGCTTTTTCTTCAACCATTTTCATAAGAGTATCTTCATCTTTATTCATTGGAACAGCAGCTTCGGTTTCTGTTGTGTTAGTCACTACTTCTGCTACTGGAGACTCATTGGTGTTTTCTGTGACCACTGATGCCTCCGATACTTCAGTTGCTACGTTATTTTGTGTTGTGTCTAAACTCATATCTATTGTCTCCGGTATACAGGTTGACTGATTCAGTAATACACCTAATTCTTCGAAAGAATCATTTTTTTTATCACAAATACAACTTTGTGAAAAAATTATACTATCAGGATTAGCGGGCTTATTAACAAAACCCTTTCCAGAAAAAGTAATATTTCGTAAAACTCTACCAATTTTATAGTTCTCATGTTGACCAACTCCACCATAAGCTCGTAAAAACTTAGTTAAATGGGCCGTACTTTCGTTTCTTGGTAATATAGAATATTTACCATTTTTAGTATTTAGCAATCCATAATCAAATCCTTTAAAAAAACATTCCATACTTACAAATTTAGTTCCATTTTCAATTTCTGAAATTAATGTTTCTGCTCTATTTTTAAGTTCAGGATCTGTAAATCCCCTATAAATAACGGATCCTGTTAATATATGATATTTATCTGGTAGTTGATCTAATGGAATATCTTTATCTATAATATTTCCACTATCATCAATTGGCCAATTAGCAGTTATGTGGCCTATTATAGTATTTTCATCGTGTTCAAGATTTGTTGGTTTGTCTTCTGGAGAATCTTTTGCTGCCCAAACTTCTGTTTTATCAAAAATATCATCATTTTTATTCCAAGATGAACTTACTAAAATAGATTGAACATAATATAAGTCAGAATCTTTGACAGATGCTTCGCTTTTTACCATACATCTCATTGCTGGCTCGTCTTTAGAATCAGCTTTTTCTGCAATAGATGCATAGGTTATGGATGCGGATGATTTGATAATATCTTCTAGACCATCTTCTTGTTCGGCAATAAATATATTCATAATTAATTATCTAAAGAATAGAGGGTAGTATAGAATGAAGATTTAGCTTGTTTAATATTTTCAGTAGACAATTCTTCTTGCAAATCAGATTTTAATCTATTTAACCATACACTATATATATCCATAGTAGCTAGAATTTTTTGATCATTTATAGTTTCTAGTTTACTAACAACAGAATTATGACTAATATTTTCAAAAGGATCTAATGTGAATAAAATTTTAGTTTTAGTTTTTTCTAATTCTTTACTTTCTTCATTAGATAAGCTTCTAAGATTTTTTTTATTATAGAAGTCTAAAATAATAGGATTAATAATATTACTAATTTTATCCTGAACATTATTTGCCCATATATTTAAGCTAGCTCCTGTTTGGGGAGAAAATTGCTTTTGCTTTCTTTGGGTGGTATCTTTACTATTTTTAGGACGACCCTGATTAGGTTGTCCAGATAAATTTGGTCCAACAGATGGTGCTACTGGCGAACCAAGTTTAGGCATTGCCAATTCTTGTTTAAGTTCCATAGCATTTTTTTCGCCATTTTTCTTTTTTTCTAATTCTAGTCCAACTTGACTAGGAGATACTAATCCACTTTGTAGAGCTATTTTCTTTAATGAATTTTCTAATTGAGGATCATGCCACGGCCCAGCTTTTCTAACCATACGATTTTTTGCCCTATCTTTAGATTCTCTTGATAGTCTTGATTTTTCTATATCGGCATCAAAACCAAAACGACTATGTAATAGTTCGTCACTAATAAGATTACGATCTGCTAATTGAATAAGTAAAGCCTTTTCGGAATCTTCATTACTAAGATCCATTTTATCGAATTCTATTTTAGCAGGATATCTAAAACCCATAGCTTTTTGTACTATTGCTATTTCATTCTCCCAGAATTCTGTTAATACATCTCTTCCGTATTGTAATCTTTGTGTGAGGGTTTTTAGACTAATAAAATTATTTGTTGTTCCTGCTGCACCAAATGTGCCGGTGAGCGTTGGAGGAATACCAAGACCAGCATATACGCTATTTAAATGAGGGATATATTTACCTTCTCCTAAAAATTGATGCACACTAGTTTTACTTTCTAGCAAATCAATATCTGGACCCCAAATAAGATCCATTGTACCACCACCAACATTATTGCCTAAAATTTGTGCTAATTTACTGGTTGCTGCTTTGGTAGGAGATATTTTATGTTCTAGGCTACCCAATTTAAAAATACGAATATTAGATATCGCGCCATCTAATGCTGACATATCTGCTAATTTTAATTTTTCAAGAATTGTAATATCATCCATAATAGCATATATCATAGGATATGCCCAGCTTTGCCAATCATCTTTCTTGTAATGAAAGACTAGAGTTTTATTAGGATCTAATGGATATCCACGTTTTTGTTTTGCTGCCTCGACAATATTTTGTGGTAAAGAATTAACAATCTGTTTTTCAATTTCGGTTTTTGGAGCTAATATAGCTTTTCTAATTGGTGCTGGTAAAGAAATTTCAAGTAATTTTTGTTGTGCAAATGATGCTATTGGGCCGGCTGTTATGTCTACTACAACAGGATCTATAAAAGTATATTTCCAAGGAATTTCTCTTTTTTCAACGATTGGAGTTATAATTTTATCTACCAAGAGATCTGGAGATGATACGCTTTTATAAAGATCGTTAGCTACTTTTAAGCTTAGTTTACCTGTTTGTCTATTAACAACAACGTTCCCAGTCTTGTATAGATTATTTAAAAATCTTTCGCTACGATCTTTACCCCTAATCTTTTTAAACCATTGTTTATAAAATCTTTCTATTCTTTTATCTTTATGAACCAACCTAACTCCTTGAGAAGCAAAGTCGCCCATAAGGTCAATAACATTTTTTACTAAACCAACTCTTTGATAAATATCTTCGGCCTTTTGCATTATCTGTTTTTGTCTAACAGGAATAGCTTCGCCTGGTCTAAAATAATAGTAGTCAGATTTGGTTAATCCTGGTCTGCCTGATGTATTACGATCAAGATCAGAATAATCAAGATTATATCGTCTGGTTGCGCCTGCTTTTTCAACAACTGTATATTCAGATAATGATTGTCCAGAAATTTTCATAGCTTCTTGTCGAGAAGCTTCGTCGTCTCCCCAAGCTATAAAAGCTGGTTCGTCGGAATTATTGGTAGTATTAGCTGTTTCACTTCTTGGATATTTTTTAGCCATAATATTAATTGTAATGCAGTAGGATTATGATGTGATTACTTTAATAATACACTCAATTATTATAAATACCCAAATATATATCATTATCATTAGCGTTGGACGTAAACCATTCTGGACCTTTGTACATTTGACCATTTAATTTTGTAGCATTTTTAGCGTTTTCTCCTACAACATCATATTCGATAGTTTTATATGATCTAGTCATTTGTCTTGCTAGCATATTAGCAATAAGTAATGCGCTATATCTATCTTTTCTTAATCTACCTTTTTTACCGCTAGTTAGTTTTACTTCTGGAGTATCCCATCTATCTCTAGCATTGGGGCCCTGACTAGTTTGTGTCATAACAATTGTGGTTAATTCGTTTTTAAGTTCTTCAATTTCTACAACACATTCGCTAAGATTATCATAAATAGGATTAAGATCTGTTGTTAATATATCCTGTCCCTCTGATGCTAGTGTTAAACCTAGTGTAAGATTATCAAATCTTGGAAATAGCAATACTTTATCTTCCATATCTTTTCGTAAACCATGATTAGCTTGACTAGTCCAATCTGCTCTAGCGAATTGTATAAGTTCAAGTATGTGCAATCCTTGCTGATTATCAGTTTCTTTGGATTTGCTGTAGTCTATAGTTGGCCAAATTAATATTTCTCCATCATTTAACTTATCAGGATCATGTAAAGCTTCTTCTATAGCTATACCTCCTCCTTGAGCATCTAATCCTATTCTAGCGCATGGAAAAGTTTTCATTAAATTTCTAATTTTTCTTGCACAAAAACCATAGAAGTCATGATCTTCTACTAGCCCTGTCTTTTGACGATCTTTAAAATTACTACGATTAGTTGTCCAGCAATATACTACTCTATTATGATCATTGTTTAATTCTAAAATAACTATACTAAAATTATCATTTTCTGATGCAGGATCGATGCCATATATATACTGCTTGTGTGAGGAACCCTTAACTGTTGCGTCAAAAAGTATTGGTCTTCCTTGGGAATCTGTGATATTTTTTTCTGTTGATACAACACAACTTTCTACTAGACTACGCCTAAAAAATCCTTCACTATCCTCAACAAAACAAGCGGCATATTCCATATTATAGATACCAGTATGAATAGTGGCTTTTGCTCTAGCAACTTGTTTATCATCCATAAATCCTTTAGGAATTAATTCATATGGTATTCTTACTATACTATAGTCTTTCCAATTAAAATTTTCTGGAACACTTTCTGGAAATACATCTTTGAGTTTATTAATATCTCCTTTACTATTAATAATAGTTTTATATCTATTCCAATATTTAGCAAAATGCTTAAAAGCATAGTCGGCTGTTCCTGCTATTATGGCCTGATTGCTCATTTTTGTGTCTAATGCTTCTAATTCATCATTCCATATGCCCATTTCTTGCATCGCTGTTTTTTTAGCTTGTTCTTTTACATTTTGTATTGGACTAGCGCTCACGGCTGCGAAACCTGAAACAACCGTTTCATAAATATCTGGAGATATTGACGCAAATTCGTCTGCGATAATAATATGTGCTCTTAGACCTCTGATTTTACTATTATGAACACATATACCATTAGCATTATATTGATGAGAATTTTCAACTTCTATATCGTATGTGTAATTACGATCATAACTAATATCTGTAATATAATCTAATAAAAAACTATTATAATATTTTTCTTGAGATAACCATTTCTGTTTTTTTGATATATATTCTATTAGAGAATGTTGTTTACGTTTTAATCCAAAGCCAATTTTTTCTGCAAATTTTTTGACGTTATAACCATTAATCAATAACTCATAAATAGTATTCCATTGTTTTTTGCGTTTTCGCGATTTAAGAGTAGAGACAATACCGTAATGTAATAAAATATAATGAATTTGTTTCATTAATTTTTCTGAAGTATTGGTTAAACTTATTGTTATTCCAATACCTCCTTTGGCCTTATTCCCTTGAACATGTCCATCTGTATCAAAAATACCTCTTAAACAAGCGCTCATTATTTCTTGAGAACTATGAAGAATAGGTTCTGGTAAATGCTTGTCTTTAGTATATGTATGATCAATTTGCCACTTGTTCATCCATTTTTTAACATTTTTTATACTATCATGATTATAATGAATACCATCAGAACATTGATAAAATTTATATCCTGTGCCTTTTTCTAATGCTATTACTAGTTCTGGATCATTAGATGTATATCTTAATCTATATTTATTGGTCCAACAGCCATCTCCTATCATCAATCCTAAAGCATAAGATTCGTCTGTTGTTAGTTCTGTTGTTCCTTCGTGCCATCTTTCTGATACATCTATTAGGATTTTATCATTTATGTTGAGGAAAATAACTTTGTTCCTAGCAGTTCAAAGATTGAGCGTCAATTTGCTTCTTTGGACGATGTTGACATGCAAAGCATCAAAATTCATTATTTGAAAATTATTCAAAAAATAAACAGCGAAGAATGGCTGAAAATTTACCAGCATTTTAATTACCATCGCATGAAACGAATTATGCCCAACAACAAAATTGACACAAAAGGAAACCAAATTAGAAAAGTTCCTAGTGTTGGCACTGGAGTTTCAAACAAGAGTAGCAGTGATTTATCGGGTATGGCCGGAAAACCGTTAATAAAAACCAAAAGTGAACAAATTCTACGAAACTGCGCGGATTCTACACCATCACAAAACAACGGCGCCGATGAACAGTGTGCAATTTATATTTCCACAAAAGATGCATATACGCTGACCGACGGTCCTACAATATTCTTGGCAAATGATATCGAAAAAATCGCAAAATTTTACATTCAACAAGCAAATATTCCGACGATTGTCATGGAAGATATTATGAAAAAAAATAGACTGCAATAATTCATTGAATGAAAAGATTGTTCTTTTGGAGCAAAAAGTTGAAGAAATCGTGGAAAAAAGAACCATGAAGGAGAAAGTCAGTGATGGAAGTATTGAAGCAAAGAAAATGAAAAGTGAACCGAAAATGAGGGACAAGGAAATTGGTGAAAAGGATGTTGACTACCATAAAACTTTGTCTGAAATTGAAATGTATCGTTCTATGATAAAACCCGCCGAATTAAACGAAACCTTCATTCCAAACAAACCTCTTCACTTGAAAAAATGGGCTGAAAATATGGGCGCGAAAAACGCATTTACCAGCGATATTGATGAAACTACCATTGTTGATATTATGATGTTGAATGATGTCGATGACACATGGAAAATTCTTCTGTTGATGGGCATTGGCGTTTTCACCAACCACAAAAGCATCGCCTACACGGAAATTATGAAGAAACTGGCAG